GAAGAAGCACCATGTGTAATTTCAGTTTCGTTAGTATAAGAAGCACCCGTTACTGTGAATGTCTCGTTTCTTTCAGTATGTCCAGCGGTGTCCATTGGTGGCGTTTTGTAAGGTAGAATTGAAAGTACATCATTAGCAGTAACAGTTGTACTCGATACAGCGGGACTGATTTTCATTGTTTGCCCATCGTTTTCTATAATAGTGAATATTTTTCCATCATCTATACCTTTGAATGTGAGTTGAGAACCAACAAGAGCGTTCTTAGGATATTTTAGTTTACTTGTATCTGCTTCAAATAAAGTAGTATTCAATTCTCCGCTAAATCGAATTGTAGTTACACCGTTAGCATTCGTGAGTGCAAATTGGCAATCAACGTTATCTATTATGTCTAAACCCGTTTCAGGCGCAAACGCTACTTCTGAAACATCTCCCTTGTATACTGTTGATGGCATTCTTCTTCACCTATGGTATTAATTCTGCTAATATTACGACTTCTATTTGAAATGTCATTCGGAAAAGGATTTTACTGCGGTCAGATAAGTCAGTTCGAGTTTTGAAAACAAGTCTATCAAAGTTTGTCCCATCCCCCTTTCTTTTTGAGTGAACCAGTCTGCGAATCTCGTTCTCAAGTAATTGCAGATGCTTCCTCCCTTTAACAGTTCTTACGTCTACGGTTATATTTATGCGTGTCGTAACGAAATCATAGAATAATTCTGGTGCTTCTTCGTTGTGCGCCGTTTCGTAACATAGCACGAAATCATGCTTCTGCAAGTCAAGACGCTTTCCATGCTCAGGACCCGTATCTGTAATGTCGAGAACTACTGGCCTGTAATTGCCCGTGTTGCCTCGATTCCAATCAGTTTTGAAAATACTGATAAGAGCATCAAGTCCTTCTGTCCATGTTGCAACCATAGTATCAGTCCACCAGTTCCATGCTTCTGTATGCACCTGCACCGTCATTATTAACAGTAATTCGAGTCTTAGCATCCTTTACTGTTGCATCAAATGATTTTAATTCTATTTTTCCATTTACATATCGTAATCCCTGTTCTTGTAAAAAGGGACTTACTTCAAACATTCTCTTGTCTGTTGCTTCTTTAAGTTGTCTTTTTTCTGTGGCATTAAGAGGTTCATTTGCTATATTTACTAACACACCATCTTTAATTTTAAATCCCATAGCCCCTGCTTCAATACTTTCCATTTTATCTCTTAAATCGGGTGGAGTATTCAACGCTATCTCCTTAGTTTCCTTTTGAAAAGTAATATCATTGATTAACATTTCATTTGAAATGTTATGATAATCTCTTCCAGTTTTTCTAAAACTTATATCATCACTCATACGCATTAGGAGAACACCACCAATTCGATGTACTTAGGCAACGTTCTGTCTATTTCAGACTGATAAAGTTGAATTTTACTGGTCAAGTCTATGTTTTGCGTTCCTTCTGGAATGAGTACTGAACGGTCATCAGCCATGAGTAATTCAATAGCAACCATCTTAGTACATATATCTTCTATTGCTTTTTCTAAGTAACGTTCACCATAAATGTAAGCCACCTTAATTGCATTCCATTCAAAGAACGGATAGGAGTTGTTGAAGTAAATAATACCCATTTCCGGGTCAAGCCACCAGTCTCGTAGTCGCCCTACGTCGCCGCTACTTGAACCACCTTGTAGGTCTACAAGTAGAGAGTTCTGTGTGATAGTTCCTGTTATTGCGCCTAAACTCCCTGTTACAGCAACACATCCTGTAAAGGATGTAGCGGTCTTTCCTGTGTATCGGAAAACATCACCGCTTGCATCTACTGCCACACCAGCGTGTACGAAACCTTCTGTTGGAATATCAACTGGTTCACCATCAACAATTTTTGTAACAGTAATTGTAGTAGAATCAAGACTTGAGAACGTAGTAGAAGCAGAAGTTGTTTGGTCGAGTTTAATATTTGAATCTGTTGTTACGATACTACAAGATTCTCCAGCCTTCACGCCTCTCATAGAAGTTACTTTCACCGTACCAGTACCTAAATCGGAGTTTGCCGATGCTAAAAATTCGTTATGTACTGCTACATTAGATGCTGAACCTTCTAATATAAACGCAGGACTGAACTCTACTGCGGTCTTACTTACACGGTCCTCCTTGTTAAACAAGTCAGCCAAGTTTTGTGCGGTTGTAGTAGATTCAAAATCGGCTCTCCATTGATTAGTACCTGTACCGGGAGCAAGTGTAACTACACTTCCAGCACCATTACCGGGAGACATATAGATTGAACCTGTAATTGCATTTACATCTTCTGGAATTTTTATTCTTACTTCTGCCGCACCGATTTCTCGATAGTCATCACCTTGCCATAATTCGATACGTAGAATTTGTTGTACGTTACGGAACAGGAGAGGTGCAGTACCCACATAGTCAGTATAGTACCGTCGTCGGTATGGCTTGTAAGTATCGAAGTTAATGTATTCCGCACTAACGAGATATGGTCGCCATGCGTTGTGAGTAATGTTGTCAATGCGGTCTTGCATTCTTTGTATAACGTGGTCTACTTTGTCTTTCGTTACACCACGAGTTTTGCCGTTTGTAAACGACGCTTGATTCTGAATGTAGCCGTTATCCGCTACTTGATATTCTGATGCTGTAATAGGTGAGGTTGTAAACGTAATTTTAACATGCCCAGTACCAGCACTATCTCCACCTGTACTTGCACCTATGGCTGATATTTCTAAATCTTCTTTTCCAAATGGGTCAGCATCGCTGTAAAGTCTTACCTTATCACCAACGGTGAAACCGTGATTGCGTAGGTCTGTCCCTGTGATGTACACAGCGTTGGCATCACCATCGGCAGACATTAACACCGCATCGGTGGGGCTTATGTCAAGTAAATCAGCGACTTTTTGGGCGGTTGTGTACACAGTAGCAGTAGGGTCGAGTGGCCTTGTTTCAGGCTCGCCGGGTGAAAATACTACTGGCATACATTACCCTCCCTCACGATTTCAATACACTCCAAGCATCACGGAATCCACGAATGTGTGATACCGCTTTTTGTGCCATGATTCTTTCAAGAAGTTCATCTTCACTCTTTGGTCTGTCGTCCTCTTCTTCTGGTGGAGGCATATCATCTTCATCTTCTCCATCATCCATGAATTTGTTGTCAGGCTTTAGATTGCCTGTCTCGTCCATGATTTCAGACATGAGTTTGTTTTGTGGAGATTCACCACGATTTCTTTGAAGAACTTCTTGTTCTTCTGGTTTAAGATTCATCATATGGTCAAATACTTGTTGTTCTTCTGGTGAATTACCGAATTGANNGTCAANAGCCGCTTNCTCACCTGCTACATCAGGCTCACTAAGCATTTGTTCAAGGTTTTGCCCCTCAAAGGGTACTCTTTCGCCCATGAATTTGATACTGTGCTTTTCAGGATTGGCTACAGCATCACGCATCATTGTATCACGAGCCGATTGAAATCCTTCACCAGTTGGGTCTTGACCTGCGGCTCGCATCTGTTCAGCAACTTTACGATTAGCAAATTGCTGTAGTTTCATTTCGTTACCATCAGCAAGAACTCTTTGCCTATGAGGTTTCATTGCTTTTACTAATACTTTTACCATTAAATCACGCTCGGTTTGTTTCATCTCGATGTCCTAAGTTGTATTCCATAGGTTTTTCGCAAGTTGCACAAGTTGCTCTCCATAGGAAATGGAGGAATCCACAATGTGTACAACGTGTTCCTGAACCGATATTGAGGACATCACCAATATCACGGTTTCGATTACGTTGCTCTCTTGTTACACCCGCTAACGGGTGTTCCTTTTGGTCTGCGAGGCCACTTTTGTCTACGTGTACACCCTGCTTACTCGACCTTACTATGTCGGATAAGTCAAGGCTTCTAACATCGAATCCCATACTTACTCACCTCAAACTGTGTAGGTAAGTAAGAAATAATGGTTACCAAGCGATGTGAATGGTTCTACACTAATGAGTCCAGTTGTACTTCCCGCCGATACTCCAAGAGCACCTGTACCACCTGTGGCACGAATATCTGCTTGAATAAGCGCAGTTGCCGTTCCGTCAGACATCATTTTAGGACTGTAGGGACCGATTACTCGTGAGCCATAGCCACTTAATACTGCCATGAGGAATCACCTCAGCGTTGTCCGAGAATCCACCAGCGGCCATCTGCTGTGTTTGCAGTTTGTGTAGCCGTTTGACTTCCTGCTTCAAAAACAACAAATTGATTTGTTTCATCAATAGAAACTTCGATAGCGTTTTGCAAAAGAGTAACTCCTGCTTTTCTTGCACCCAATCTGCATAGAACATCGTTATTAGTAACGGCAACTAAAAGTCCACCACCAAAAGTAATTGCAGTAGCCGTTAATGCCGTAATGACTCCATACCTTCGTCCATCTGTATGATAAACTGTATCTCCGATATTAAAGTGAAGTCGTGCATCAACGGTGTCAACTGTTAATTCTGTTGAGNCNGTCGCCGCCGCTTCTGCTTCTGCCGCCAATACGGGTGTAGCAGTAATGCTTGTTAGGTGTCCACCAGCCGCAAAGACTGTTGAAAGTATTCCATCGAATGATACATCAATACCACCGTCTGTGAATGTTCCAGAAATCATGAGCATATCGCCCATAACATGTGTTCTTGTGTCTGTAGTGTTACTTGCTGCCATTATTGTTCATCTCCTAATTCTGTTATTGGATTTAAGTGCCCTGCTACGAGTGCAAGTGCCCCTGTCTTAGTGACATAGCCACTGCCTATATCTACATTGTTATCTGCGAGCCATTGTAAAATCTCTCTTCGACTCCATGTAGGGTCAGGATTACCTTCACGATTATTGGAAGACACTACTTCCTCTTCACTACTTATCTCAAAGTGTGATAGAGGAAGTGTGTGTCTCCATTCATCTAACCATGCTTGGGAAACTTGTACTTTTTCGCCCCTTATCCAAGGGCCAATAGTATCTGTTCTGCGCCTTTCATAAAAAGGCCCAATAAAGGTTACCGAGGGCACTTAATCACCTTCACTGATACAAAATTGTGACTAAGCAGTTATCTGCCGCACCTTCTGCATGAGCAGTAATGAAAGGCATTGCACCACCAGTTGCTACTGGGGCTGTTTCTGCATCTCCTACAACGCCATCATTTCCAGTCTCGATTGAAAGTGTTTTATCTGCTAGTGACATTTGACTACCAATACATCCTAAAATTGAGTTGACACCTGCTGGTAATCCAATTACGGAAATTGCCGCATCTTCCAAATTAAACTTGAGGACCAACATACGAAGGCCACCAAGTGCATTAGTTGTATTACTGTTCTTTGCTTGAAATCCGTCAAGTGCGCCGGGGTATGAACCTGCCGCAGCACCGCCGTCAAGCCATGCTGTTTGGTCTATTGGAGTTCCTACTCTCATATCTATATCGGCTATAATTGACATTCCAGTGATACTTGGTGTATCTACTTTAACGCTTACGCCTTCGCTTACTACTGTTACTGTTGCTACCATAATAATTCATCTCCTATTATTTTTTCCATATCCTCACTTCAAGTCTCGGACTGAACCGTGACCTCCAAAGAAAGTAGTCCATAACTCTCCCATAGTGCGGTACATTCCTTCTTGTCCAAGGCGGTTGATAGCGAACGGGTCACCAGTTTCAATACCGGACTCAAAGTACTGTGTTGGAATTGCTGTACTAAAGTATAGATAGTCTGTGTCAAGGAAGTACATTCTGCTTAGTGTGTCAGGCTGTACATCTTTGGAAGGGATAATTGGTACACCGTTGTATGTTGCGACAATAAACCCTGCCTCAATACCCGGTACACCCTTAACGCCGTTGTAAGTTGGTGTGACTCTCTTCTCTTCCATGAATCTCTGTTGAGATTGTAGAAGTTGCTGTAGTCTCATCAAGGTATCATATCCAGTTAGGATAACCTTTGGATTACCACCACGAGTCCAACACTTTTGGAAAAGACTGTCCAAGTGGTCAAGTGAAAGGGTTCTGTCAGTACCACTGTTTTCATCGTGTTCTGCCAAAGACCAAGAGTTTGCACTTCGGTCAATAGAATACATATCCTCGTTAGTAGATGCAGATGCACCAACAGTTACACGGTCAAGCGATTCAAAATCGTTACCCGCAACTGTAGCCTTATCTGTAGTTAGCATCTTGTTAATGTGTTCAGCGTGGTGCTTACCCATTTCTTCCTTTAGGATAGCACGAATGTCGCCAAGTCCGTCATCCTTGTCAGCAAGGAACATTGCAGTTTCGGACATATCGAATGTGTGTACGATTGTCTTAGGCTTTGCAGCAATGTGCTGGAAGGTAGGCTTGGTTGTGTCCGGTAGGGTTGCGTTCTCTGCAACACCGCCACCAACAGTGAATGATGGGCGTTCAGTGATAACTCTCCAACCACTGCGTTCCCAAGGTCGCTTTGGTAGAATAGAGAATGCGTTAAACTCTTGGTTCAACTGACTCCATACTTTGCGTCCGTAGATTGCTTGATAAGTACCTGTTGTGGTACTCATCATAGGGCTGTCAGCCTTGAGTAATTCGCTACCG